TTAGTCAAATCTCCGGCATTTGCGATTAAGGTGGACTGTTGTGTTTTTAATACATCCACTTCTGTTTGTGATGCCTTTTGTTCCAACTGTTGCCTCAATGAAAACAGCGATGTGCTGTATGTTGCTTGTAACTCCTCAATAATCGCCTGAACCCTCTGATCGATAATACCCTGATCGATCAAATTCTGAACCGCTTCGCCCCATTCGGTGAACGTTACACCACGTGCTGTTTCATTCAATTTTCTTTGTGTTTCACCCACAGCTCTAGTATTCTCACTCAAAATAATCTTCGCAATCACACCATTCAAGTAAGCTGTAATCGTTTCAACACTTGCATCACTTTTACCCAAGTGTTCCATTACATCGTCTCTAATAGATAACACCAATTCATCCAAACTTTTTGATTTCACTAATTGTGTTATAACCGTTGACTGTAAACTAGAGCCGATTGCAAACCGGAATTTTTGGCTACAAACAGTAATCAAATTTCTTTTCAAAGTAATTTCACCTAACCATATACCATCACTTTGTATTTCATCCTGAACAAAATAATTAAAGGAATTTTCAGTTACATCAAATTGCTCCAATACGCTTGACACTCTGTTCGCATTATCTGTTTCATTTTTCATTGTCAAGGTTGCCACACAACCAACCGGATCAGTATCTGATGTGAATTGCAAAACCGCTGAATTTACATCAGCAGTTTTGAATCCCATGTTTGTTTCGTAAATTGTTTCCGTTAAACCAAAACTTAATGGAATAGGAATTATCTTCATGTTTTATCGCCCCATTTTTCAACTTTGTCTTTAATCTCTGTAATCGCTGTTTTCAAATCCGAAAAATCATTCAACGAATCCGCTAACTTCGATATCGTTTCTTGATATTTCGTTTCTCTTTTGTCATTGGAATTAATTACCCATAACAACAACACGATAAACAAAGTTGCAAACGTAATAGGTTCACCATTCGCCACCATATTTTCAAGAATTGCCATTTACCTGAACACCCCTCACTACACTAATGTTGGAACATCGACAACCCATGAATTAGCGGATACCGGTTGAGCCACGTTTTCTACTACACCTTTAATGAAATACCCAATCGACACATTCACATCAACTCCGACACGAGGGGCATAAGGTTTTGTTTTAACAAAAATCTTAAACATCGTCCGTTCTGAATTGGTTGCAATTACCTTGATTTCATCAACAGCACTATTCACACCTTTTTTAACCTTGTAAGCCGTGCAGTTAGGTAAATCAGGATTTGCATTATTACACTGCATCACATATAAATCAGTTTCGGAACATCCGGCAAGCAACCCATTTCCACCTACCTGTTGTGCATAACCTTCTGAACCGGCAAAGTTAATATGTAACTGTCCCCCAACTTGATTTGAAACCCATTCACCGACTTCCCACCAGATACCAGTTGCGTAGTTCGCTTCGAGTGCCATTGTGACAGCCCTGTAATCGTACTCCAATCGAGTACCAAAAACCTTGTTCCATGTGACACGTGATTGCCCTCTATCGAAGTAAGCCAATCCGTTTTGTGTAACCAAAACTTCATCAAGTGCTGTGAGGTCAAATACTGCTCCCCATAAGATACGAGTGTCGGTTGCATACAGATTAGAGGTATTGTATTCCAAATACAAATTGTCAAGTGTCCATGTGCCGTAATTAATGTGTCCTAACCCATTAAACTCAAAGATGCTGTTATCAATTTTCGACTCGGTAATGTGATCGCAATCGAATACGTTGATGCAATTCGTTACATACAGTTGATCGAATAACACGGTTGTTCCTCTCGTCCAAACATCTAACCTAAATTTAAATACATTGTTACAGGAATCAATTTTCAATCCAATAAACTGACTGTCGATAATGTCCGTGATATCAAACACAATTCCTGACAGCTTACTAATATTCATGTTTTTAACGGTAATAAACGAACCGTCTGTCATGGTGTTTTTATAAAAACCAGTGTTTAACCCATCGGCTTTGTTGCCTGTTGATTCAACACGAATATTCTCGAAAGCTACCATTTTATTTTGTCCTGTAAATCCAACCGCATTTGTGTCTGAAATAATCTTGAATCGTGTATCTTGCATATACCCATTCGTTGCAACCGAACCAATAACTGTCCACTCTTTGTTGCGTAAATTCACATTCTTAAAACGATACGTGCCTGTTGGGAACTCTAACACATAGTCAGTTCCTAAAGCAATAGCATCAACATACGCTTGAATGCTTGCAGAATGATCGAGTAATGGGGTAGATAATGCAATATCCAATTTCTCTGCATCCGTCATGTAGTTGAGAACAGTCAATGAAATGGACTCAATCTTTTCATTGATTTCTGTTTCAAAATCAGTTAAATCAGATGCCAAAGCCTTTAGAGGTAACGCAATATTAACGGCTGTTTTGTGTGCTTGATAATCACCATTCAATGCTGTTAAGTCTGCTGTGTTCGCTTTGTTGTTCAACAGTTCGGATGTTAAGATAGTAGAAAGTGTTCCGTCAGCCAACCACTCATTCAAAATTGAGGTAAGGTTTGCCGGAAGAACTTCATTCTCCATCATTTCTTTGAATCCTATTACATCGTTACGAACATCTGTAATGAGTTGTGAAAAGAACTGCATATCTGTGCTGATTTTTGTTGATGAACCATTGAACGTTTCCAAAACTGCATTCAGATAGCCCTCTAAATGTTTGATGGTTTCCAACATTGTGAGAGAATCATCGAATACATTCGGTAAATACTGTTGATACTGATAACGCAACAACGGATCGATTTGACCGTAATTATAATCTGTCATTTTCTCAACCTCCTTTTATAAATAGATTTGAAGAAACAAGTTTGTCATTTCTTTGAAGATTTGTTTTTCCACTCTTGCAAAAGTCGATCGATATTCACTAATCATTTTCGAGTAGCTACCTACACCAATTTTACCAATCTTCGTATAGGTTGAATCTTCCAACATCTGTGATGTGGTGTTGTTTGTTGTTCCGTTAACATCTGTTTGATTCATATTCGTGTTGCCGATTGTTTTACCATTCTGATCCAACGTACCATGATTACCATTGTTTGTTGTGTTCTCGTTAATGGTTGTGGCATATTCAAGTATGCCTTCACCATCCAACGTTGTGAGTGTCAATCGATTGTTCGGTGTATTCGCAAAGACTTCACGGTTGAAATTATCATCCGTTCCATCTGATACCGTGCTGTTGTCTGTTGTGGTTTCATCGTCAACGGTTCTGTTTGTGGTTGCATTGTTCTCACTCTCAAAATCCCTTGTGTTATCAATCTGCTTATCATTCTTAACTGTCAAAGCAGTGTTCACCAAAGGATCAAACTTAATGTTTTCCGATTCAAACAACCGGTTGTAGTAAGGCATGTTGATGATTAACCATGTTTCCAGTTCCATCTTAAAGAGCGAGGCTGTTTCATAGCCAATATGTTTCATGTAGAAATGCCTGATAAAGTGTGTCTCGAAATCATTCCGGTATGCTTCATCATATATTGGATAATCCATATCACCAAACAAATACAGTCGTCCGATTTCAATCTTTTGTTTTTGACTTAGATTGCTTAGGTTTCGGGAGGGCTGTTCGACTATTGTTCTTAATTGCATCGTTCCTGTCATCTTGTTTCCCTCCTGTCATTTCCTGATTCATTACATCTAAATCTAAATCCTCACGCATTTCAACGCTGATATTCAACCCATATAATAGATTGATTTTATCGCACGCTTCTTGTCTTGCTTTTAACAACATGTTTCCGCTTGACTTAATTTGATCGTTATTAGAATCAACTTCTGATGTTACCATGCGCTCTTTCTTTTCTAAGTTCGCATTTTTGATGCCCATGTAAGTCATACATTCATTCCAAACAGCATTTTTCATCTGATTCATCTTATCTGCAATAAATGGTGCTTTGCTGTCAAAAGTTTTAATATTATTTAAGTCTAAGTTTTCATCTACAAACACGTAAGGTACGTTTCCATCGAATTGTTGTGCAACGTTTTTCCATGTTAGTAGTGTTTTGTCGCTTGCCATAAAAACAACAGGTGTCTTTTGAGCGTTTTGATTGACTTTAATAATATTCTTGATTTCAGCTAAGTCTTGCGCAAACATCTGCAATGATGGTAAAATTCCCATCCCTAAATCATTGTTCTTAATCATCACACCCATGTTCTTGCGTTGGATATCATTGTAATTGAACAAATTAAAGGTTGCGTTGTAGTTGACAGAATGTGCATGGTATCTAAGTGGTAGTTGATAATGATCGAGTTCTCCTGATGGTGTTCCTTTACAAATAATGTACCCTAAATTCGGATCATTATAGAAAGCTACTTGACCGTTTGCAATTAAGTTCTTCTCTAAAAACGAAGGGTTTACCGATTCCGGTAAGTTCTTCCATTCAAAGAGTTGATAAGCAAGTGAGGTTAAGTAAAGAAAATAATGATGGTAATAACTGTTTGATGATTGTGTGAACGTTGAAAGAGGATTGTATGGGTCAACATACCGCCCTTGCGTATTTCTCCGTCTCGCCATTATGCAATCACTCCATTCGTTGTGTGGTAATTACCCATGTCATTTGTGTGCCATAAAGTAACACCGTTATCATAAATATTTTTGATGGTTCTTAAATCATTAGCATTTATGTCTCCGACAATGAATGCATTTACTGTTTTGATATAGTTCCATTTTTCACGAGTGTGAAGATTCGGATAAATCACACGGTGAACTTTGTATCCATATTTATTCCAGTAGTTTGCTAAGATATCTTGATACTCTTTTTTGATTTGTTTCTTGATGATTCGTATACCATTCAATCCATTACCGTAATCATACGAAGTATTTCCGCCCATCTTAGAAACAGATGGAGGAACATTGGTTGCATCTTGTGCGTATCCCATGAGTGTGTTTTCAGTTGCCTGAATATCCACTTCCCGTTGAATGATCCCATCGGTTGCTCCAATGAATCCCGCCATTGCACCTGTTGCTGTACCCGATGCCGCTAAAGTAACCGCATTTGAGAACGAATGAAGCATGTTAGCAGATCCCCGAAGATTTGCGTTTTGTTTCTGTGCCTGAATACTGTTCTTGTTTCCTTGCAAGTAAGCAGACAAGTAAGATGATACAATCGGAACATCATTCGGATTCACATCAATAACGGCTTGTTGATAAGAAGATTGACGACCGTTGCTGTTATTGTAGTTGTATAACTCATAACTCATACGGTTAGCGAAACCCACATTGCCACGAACAGCTAAGTGAATATCGTTTCCATTCACATACTCCCCTTTAAAGGTTAAGCGATTGCCTTTTAAATCATCCATTTCAAAGATGGTGTAAGGATACATGTAAAGTTTGGTTTCCTCTAATACAGGTAATCCACTGTACTTATATAGGAAGATTAATTCTTTTCCGTCAAAGTAACTAACGTTTGAAGTCACATGTAGGATCGCTTTGTTCGGAGGATTTGTACCTTGTGGATAACCGATATATTCCAACGTACAATGATCGGGAACAGGAACATTATCATCCCGGTATTCTGTTTCATTGAAGGTTATTCCACACCAGTCTGTGATATACATTGTCTGAACGCTATTTACAAGTTCGGTATCTTCTGCAATCAACTTACTTAGTTCGGTGAGATTTAACGTATCAACATTTCCGATCGTGGAGGGTATTCCTTTTGTTGATCGGTTAATTGGGAAAACATAATAATGTAACGGTGACGGTGAACCAACATAACCCGCTTTCTCATTGAGTACAGCACCTGAACTTGATTTACCAATCGGTTTTGATGTAACGATAATCAGATACATAAACGCAGATGGGTACTGAACTTCTTCTGTGATAATGTCATACTCTGAACCAAAATCAAGCTGTTCCCGTATCGTGTTAATAACAGGT